AAGTCTTAGGGCTTACAGAAGGGGTTGACATTGATCCTTTCGTTACAGGAATACAAGATGGATTCGGATATCTGAAAGATGAAATACTCCCGAAAGTTGTAGAAGGTTTCCAGTGGATAAAGGACAACGGAGAAACAATTGTAGGAGTTATCACAGCAATCGGTGCAGGCTTTGTTGCTTGGAATGTTGTTACAATGATTCAGGGAGTTGTTGGGGCAATAAAGGCATTTAAGATTGCCAATGATGGCTTAAAGATTTCGCAGATAGCACTTAATGCTGTTATGGCAGCCAATCCGATAGGAATAGTTATTGCAGCAATAGCTGCACTTGTCGCAGCATTTATTTATCTTTGGAACACTTCTGATGAATTTAAGCAGTTTTGGCTAGACCTATGGGAAAATATCAAGAGTGCGATAAGTACAGCGAAGGAGTGGATAGGTGGAAAAATAGAGGAAATCGGAAAATTTTTCACCGAGACTATTCCCGCATTTTTAGACAAGGCGGTGCAGTTCTTTTCAGAGTTGCCGTCTAAAATCTGGACATGGCTAGTTGAGACAATCGTAAAAATTGAACAGTGGAAGGCTCAAATGGTGCAAAAAGCCATTGAGGTGGCAAGCAATTTCATAAACAAAGTTGTCGAGTATGTAAAACAGTTGCCATCTAAAATCTGGACTTGGTTAGTGAATACCATAACGAAGTTGAATAAGTGGAAATCCGATATGGGGCAGAAGGGAAAAGAAGCCATTACCGAACTTGTCAACAAAGTTCTTGACGGTGCAAAAAGCATTCCCGAAAAAATGCTGTCAATCGGCAAAAATATTGTTGATGGTGTCTGGCAGGGAATACAAAATGCTAAAGACAAGTTCTTTGAAAATGTAAAGGGATTCTTTTCAGGCTTGGTTGACGGTGCGAAAGAAGCACTGGATATCCATTCACCTTCAAAAGTATTTGCGAAAGAAATCGGACGGTGGATTCCAGAAGGTATCGCAGTCGGAATTGATAAAAATGCAAAATCTGCTCTTAATTCCATGAAGAATTTGACAACAGGACTTGTTTATGATACTAGAAGCAACCTGTCTTCTGGTGGTGGTGGTTCTGTTGGCGGTGCTAATTTTGTACAAAACATTTATAGCCCTAAACCATTGAGCAGGCTTGAAATATATAGACAATCGAAAAATCTTTTAGGATATGCAGGAGGTGTGTAATGTATTCGCTCAAAGTAAAAAATGATCGTGGTGATGAATTGGCACTAAGCAATGACAAAAGATATACAGTCTATAAAATAACAGGACTTGCTCCACCGAAAGCAACTTTAAGTATATCCGCAAACTCAACCACAGACGGAAATAAAATAAACTCCGCTAGATTGGAAAGCAGAAACATTGTCATCTATATAAAATTAGAGGGTGACATTGAGAGAAATCGAATAAACCTTTATAAATATTTTCCAGTAAAAAAGAATATACAGTTGTTCTTTAAAAATTCATCAAGGGAAGTATATATCGAGGGTACAGTTGAATTGATAGAGTGCGATTTATTTGCCAGAAGCCAAGTAGCACAAATTTCAATTGTATGTGGGAAACCATACTTTAAGGCAGTGGACTATCTTGTCACTGCCTTTGGTGATATTTCTAAATTATTTGAGTTTCCTTTTGCTATTTCAGAAAGTGGAACGGAGTTTAGTGTAATTTCAACGAATCAGCGAAGAAGTATTGTAAACACAGGTGATATTGAAACAGGTGTGATTATAGAATTGTTTGCTGTTGGTAGCGTTGTAAATCCTGTTCTGTATAACGTGTTGACAGGCGAGAAAATGAAACTGAATGCAACCATGTTGCCATCTGACAAAATCGTCATTAACACAAATGTGGGTGAAAAGTCAATCACCCTAGTTAGAGAGGGTGTTTCATACAATGCTATGGGCTATATGTCACCCGATAGCAAGTGGTTTGTGTTGGCAAGTGGAGACAATGTATTCACTTATGATGCAGATAGCGGAATATCAAATCTACAAATAACATTCACAACGAGCCTGTTATATAGTGGGGTGTAATCATGAATAATATCTACGTTTTGAATCGTGATTTTTCCATTGTGGGAATCATTGACGAGTATGTAAGTAATATTTGGAGACCTGCTTATTATGATATAGGTGATTTTGAATTATATCTAAGCGCAACAGATTATGCTTTGTCGATTCTGAAAGAAAACTGTTACATTGTCCGTTCTTCTGACATTACTGTTGTTGATGGTGTGACAACGTATAAAAAAGTCATGATTATTAAAAACATTAATATCCTTACTGATGTTGAGGACGGAGATTATTTATCCGTCACAGGCAGGGAATTAAAATTCATTCTCATGCAAAGGATTGTTTGGAATCAAACGAACCTTTCCGAAACTGTTGAGGACGGAATCAGACGATTAATAACAGAAAATGCAATCAATCCAACAAATGCAAATAGAATCATCCCGAATCTAATTCTAGGCGAGAAAAAGGGGCTGTCGGAAACGATAGCAAAACAGATAACAGGGGATGTTCTAGGAACTGCAATTCAGGAAATATGTAAATTGTATAACTATGGATGGGATTTATATATTTCAAACAATAAAATTGTAGTTGATATTTACAAGGGCTTGGATAGATCATACGGACAGACAGAAAGACCGTATGTTGTATTCTCTGATGAATTTGAAAATCTGTATGATACAGAATATCAGTTAGCAACAGAGGAATATTGCAATACCACTTTAATCGGTGGCGAGGGTGAAGGTGTGGAAAGAATTTATGCATCAGTCGGTGACGAAAATGCAGGGCTTGACAGATACGAAATCTTCACAGATGCAAGAAACATATCGCAGAACAAGGGCAATGATGACGAAATCCCTATTGAAGATTATATAGAACTACTAAAAGAGAACGGAAAAGAAGACCTTGCTTCACATTCGATAACAGAAGGTTTTAGCGGTGAGGTATTGAGTGATGTAGCGTTTGTTTATGGTTCGGATTTCTTCTTAGGTGATACAACAACAGTAATAAATAAATATGGCATCAGTAAAAATGTACTGGTTTTAAGTGCAATTGAATCAGAGGATAAAGACGGTTTAAAACTGATTCCGCAATTTAACTTATAGGAGGTTAATAATGGCTTGGACAAGTGGTTTTTTTAATTCTGTCAACGGTGACAGGCTCTATAATGCACAGCAAATGAGCGAAATTTTTGAAGGTTTAATAACAGAGGGTGTTTATGCATCTGTAGGGAATAAATTAGCGGTGCAGCCTAACAGTGGGATGACTGTTCAGATTGCAACAGGGCGAGGATGGGTAGGAAAGCATTGGGTGAACAATGATTCCGAATATCTGCAAGTGATTGAAGGTTCTGACGTGCTTTTAAACAGATATTGTGCGGTGTGTATTCGTGCGGACGAAACCGATTCAGTAAGGGATGCCGTTCCTTACTTCAAGTATAGCGAGTTTGCAACAAATCCTGTAAAGCCTGCAATGGAACGAACAGAAACCGTAACGGAAAGATGCCTTGCGTATATCTATATTCGTGCAGGTGCAACCGAAATCAAAGCATCGGACATTGAAGATACAAGGGGCAATACAGAATTGTGTGGATGGGTGACAGGCTTAATTGAGCAGTTGTCAACAACAACGCTTTTTGAGCAGTGGACAGACCTTTTCAATGAGTGGTTTGTAAATCTCCAAGACCTAATCAATGAAAATACAGAAACAATGCTTGTCGGTGCAATGCCTGTTAATTTAACAGTGTCACTTCCTGCTGGCGGGTGGGTTGAAAGCAATAATACATACACGCAGACAGCAAGTGTATTAAACATGAACGATACAAAGAGTGTAATTGTAAGTGCCAATGCCGAAACAGCAGAAATATATAATGTAGCTGCAATTCGTGCAACTTCTCAAGGTGCAAACGAGTTGACATTCACAGCAGAAACACTTCCCACTGGAACGGTAAAGGTTGATATTGTTCATATGGGAGTATAAATATACAAAAGAGGGGATGAAAGATGGAAGTAATTGTTGCGTTAATCACAGGGGTGTTATCCCTTGCAGGGGTGGTATTATCAAACAGTCAGAGTAACAAAAAAATCGAAAATAAATTAGTAACGGCACAGGCAGTTACAGATACAAAAATTGAAGAACTGACAAGGGAAGTCAGGGAACATAATAATTTTGCGAGAAGAATGCCTGTTGTAGAAGAACAAATCAAAGTTATTAATCACAGAATCAAAGATTTAGAGGACGATTCAAAATGAAAATTGAATTTTCAAAGTTGCTGCTAATTACGGACTATCTTATATTGATAGTCCTTTTTCTATTAGCAGTATTATTTCCAAGTGTAGACTTCACGACAATAACAGTCGCATGGATGGCGCAAATTGCTGTTTCGTCAGGTTTCTATTATTGGAAATCTAAATGTGATAACAGAACGAAAGTTCCATTGAAGGTTATTCAGAGTTTGCCTAAAAGCATGAGGGAACAGATTGATTTAACGCAGATCATAACAACAATTATTCAAAGCGAATAGGAAGGGTTTATTTATGACAGTAGAATTATTTTTAGTTTTATTAACGGTTTTATCAGTGCTGACAAGTTTATTTACAGAAGGTATTAAGAAGTTCCTCGATTCAATGAAATTAGAGTATGCTTCAAATATTTTGGTGTTAATTGTTGCGGTTCTTGTAGGCGGTATCGGAACAGCAGTATTCTATTTATGGAACGATATCGCATTTACAAGCCTTAATATTATTTGTCTGTTCCTGATGATGTGTGCGAATTGGTTAGGCGCAATGATTGGTTATGACAAAGTAATGCAGGCTATTAAGCAGATTAAGGGAGTGTAGTTATGTTGATATTGAAAGGAATTGCAATTGCAGGGGCAGTATTGTTTGCAGCGTTTGCTTTTTGCATATTGGTATGTATTGGAGTACACAAAACAACTAATTACAACTAGAAAGGCGGTATAGTATGGAACTTTCTCAAAAAGGGTTAGATATAATAAAAAAATATGAGGGTTTACGTCTTACGGCATATAAGCCAGTTCCGACTGAAAAATACTGGACAATCGGTTACGGACATTATGGTGCAGATGTAAAAGAGGGCATGACAATAACAGAAGCGCAAGCAGAAGGCTATCTAAGAGCCGATTGTGTAAGTGCTGTCAATGCAGTAAATGCGCTTAACCGTAATTTCAACCAAAATCAGTTTGATGCACTTGTGTCATTTACATATAATTGCGGTGCGGGAAACCTTAGAGCATTATGCAAAAACAGAACGATTGAAGAAATCGGGGATAAAATTGTATTGTATAATAAGGCAAGTGGGAAGGTTTTGAAAGGGCTTGTAAGACGTAGAGCAGAAGAACAGGAATTATATAAAAAGGATTCAAAAGAAGCATACTTCCCGAAATACACTGGAACAACATCAAGTATCGTTGCAGCATTGCAGGCGGTTAAGGTTGACAGTAATTATTCGTATCGCAGTAAGGTTGCAAAGGCAAACGGCATCAGCGCATACATAGGAAGCGCAAAACAAAATACAACCATGCTGAATTTGCTTAAAAACGGCATTTTAAAGCGACCATAGAGAAATACACGGGAATGCTTCTAAAATGCCTGTATGGGGCAAATACGCAAGCACAGGGGCATATTAAAAGGGAAGGTGTCAAGCCTTCCCTCTTTTTTATGCGTATGCTTCAATTTCAAGTTGTTCGATTTCCGCATATGATAAACCGTGTTCATTATGTAGGCGGTGTTCGTATGGTGTCATCATTGCGATTAGTTCCACACAAGAATCTTCTGCAAACATTCTGCAAAGTCTTTGATACCCTTCAATGTCTTTTCTTTTAAGCATGGCATCAATTTCTGCTTCGTTGTGAAAAATAACGTTGTCAATGTAATATCCCTTATACTGTTTCACGTTTTGGCTTCCTTTCTAGTTTTAAAAACTCTTGATAATTTCCAGTAGGCAAAGCGGAAAATTCTTTTGCCTGTTCTTCTGTTATCTTTTCAAACCCTATACAATCAAAATAGGACATTATATCGATGTAATCGGAACGTGTCCACCCAATCGGAGAAACCAAAAGACCGACATATATATAATTATCTGTTGAATAATTCAAGCGTGAGAATTTTGCTTTTATTTTGTTGTTCATATTCCAAAGCGGATTTTTTTCAAAATACATCATGCCCTTTTTGCTTCTGTCTTTTTGTTTGTATATACAACCTGTCCACGCTTGACAGGTTGTACCGTTGCAATCTTTATTTAAACTCACACAATCTAAGCACATCGGATTTAACATAATACCCTCCTTACTATTTCATCATATATTGTCTTAATGTTTCATCTTCGCTATCACTATCAAGCCATTTATCAAATGCTTCTGGATTCCTTTTTGCTAACTCATCCATTAACCATCCTCTGACTGTTGGTATATGCTCGTCAGTAACTATGCTTGTCAGTTCCCATTGTGTTAATAAGTTTTCTAAAGGCTGTTTGCTTATAAGTTCTCTCGCTTTCTGTTCTGCTGCTGTCATATTTCCTCTTTCTCCACCGTATAGCCGATATGGGCAGCTTTAAAATTTATTATTCTTCATCAAGTGCTTCTAGTAATGCATTAATATGTGTTTTAATTTCACATATCTTTCTTAGTGTTTTAAAATCTGATTTCTTAGTTGCCTGAAATTCTCTTTGTGATAATTCTATTCCGTATTCCATTAACTGTCCTGCTAAATCGTTGTAGCCCTGTTGTTTCATGTTGTTTACCTTTCCTTTCTGGTAATTATTTCCTGTTCCTTATGATGCTATTATAAGCCTTTAGGCATAATTAGTCTACTGGCAGAATGTATGAAAATATGCCTTTAGGCTGAAATGAAGTTTGTGTATTATGCCAATAGGCACAAAAGTTAATATATGGTAATATATAATTGTTACAAGACAACAGCAAGAAAGGAGTTAAACAATGGAGAATAACGAAATGTCAAAAGAAGAAATGCAAAGATTTTTAATTAAGGAAAGTAAAAGAGGAAGCACAGAACTTGATGCTTATAGAAATCTAATGGAAATAATTGGAATTGAGTTTCCGAAGGAAAAAGAAGAATAAAAAATAAATAGGGCTGACACTAGGGCGGTGTGATTCGGTTAACTTCTTTCTTGCCACCGTCCTAGCATCTTTAAAAATAAAGTAGCAAGAAAGAAAATAAAAGTCAATATATAGGAGGGCTGAATGTTTATATTAAGAGAGGTATGCAAAGAAAAAGGGGTAACAACGCAGGAATTGTCGGTGAAAACAGGCATCAAAAAATCAACCATTGATAATTATAGGAGTTCCAGAAGAAAAGAGCCTAGTTTATCAAATGGATTGAAAATAGCGGATGCTTTGGGTATTGACCCGCATGATCTAATAAGGGAGGGTATATAATGGATGATAAAATCAAAAATTTAAAAATCAACAGAATCACTTTTTTAGTTATAGGAATAATTATTTGCATAGTGTTCGGTTTGCCGTTGCCACCGTTTCTTATTGTAGGCGCATTATTTATCTTTCTATCTTATAAGACCAACAAGGAATATAAAAGGCTACTGGCAGAGAGTGTGAAGAAAGAAGAGCCTGTAACCATTGAAGCAGAAGTGCCTGAAATCGTTGAACCTGTTCACGAACCGAAAGTAGAACCAATAAGCGAGGAAGAATTTAAAAGGCTGCAGGATATGTGTGCGGAAATACATAGGGAATATAAAGACCTGTTGAAAGGCTATTCAAACGAAGATACAGACGGAAAGTGTTATGTATTAAAAGAGTGTTGGAGAAAACTTGATGTAATCGAAACAACGGTATTAAAGCATCACTGTTATGATGATATTGATATTTATGACGAGCAAGAAAAGATAGAAAAGAAAGCAAGGTCATTTATCAACTCATACATAAAAGAAGAACGTGAAAGCGGTTCTGATGATTACATGATTGACGTTCTTCAATTCATGGATAGTTTGGATTTTATCAGTGATTATATTTTTGAAAAAGACGAGAAATTGAACAAATTACCATTTTGTTGAGGTTAACAAAATGGTAAAGGGCAGTGGTTATTCCTGCCCTTGTTCTCATCCATGAAACTAGATATATCAACGCTTTATCCGTTTTTATAGCATTGTGATACTAATGAATTAGCATACCAATGCTCATAACTATAAGCGTAAAAAAATATGAAGTTTAAATATTACGTTGTTTTGACCTTTCCTTTCAATAAATTCATACTCTATTTTTTCAATTATTGCTTTTACTAGAATGTTTTTTGCTTCTACTGAAATCGAATCGTCTTTCAGTCCTGCTATTGCATCTTGCAGTTTAATAATTTTATCTGCATAGTCAATTTCTTTCGGTGTTGTTTGCTTCAATGTATAAATCCTTGATTTTAGTTTGTCCATTTCGATTACTAATTCGTCATGTCGGCTCTTGAATACTGCTTCTGTATACAGTTCCTTTTCAAGCAACTCATACTGCTTATTTTCCTGTCTTTTCATTTCCTCTAATTCTTTGGTTAGAATTTCAAGTTGCTGCTTTTGGATATTTGCAGACAACCCATCATCATTACTTAGTTTTGATTCTAGTTCAGGCATATGTTCATTTTCCAAAGCAAAAACAACCGCATCTAATATGTTGCAAAACATTATAGATTTTACAGAGCAAGATTTTTCTGTACAAAGAACTCTACTTTTTGTATGCTTGAATGTTTGCATATCCATAATTTTTCCGCATTTTTTACAACGCAAAACTCCCGCAAAGGGGTTTCGCAACTTTGTATTTGCATTTGTACGTGGGTTGTTATTTATGCGGTTTTGTGCTTTATCAAAAGTTTCTTCGTCAATAATTGCTTCGTGCAATCCCTTTGCAACGATTACTTCTTCATCATCTGCATATATTCTCTTTTTGACTATTTTATTATTTTCGTATGTTCTTGATACTTTTCGCAATCCATAACGGACAAGACCGATATAGTGCGGATTTACTAAAATGTTGCGAACAGAGCATGATTCCCAATATTCCCGAATATATGGTTTGACTCCCATTTCATCAAGATGAGTTGCGATTGCGCCATATGCCATTCCTTTATTAACATATAAATCAAAAATAAGTTTAACAACATCTGCATATTCATTTGGTTCTAGTGTTGGGTTATCACCTAACATTATCTTATTATATCCGTATGGTGGAACAGGAGAAATATAACAGCCTTTTTGAACAGAAGCCATTCTTCCTCGGTGTAAAATTTCCTTTGTGTATTCTAAGTAGTCATTACCACGCAATAACTCCTGTTCAAAGAATTTGCGGTGCATTTTAACATTTAGATCATATGTCATTTGCAAAGTAACAACTTGTGTATTTGAATATCTGAATGAATTAACGATTTTTCCGCAATCCTCTAAATCCCCACGTGAAAGACGTTGCGGTTCTATTACAAGGATTGCTTTTATATTAGGGTCTTCTATTCTGGAAAGCACTTCTATCATTGCAGGTCTATCTTCTATCGTTTCACCAGATACAACTTCCCTGTATATGTTTTCTTCTGGAATCTCTTTCCCGAACATTGCAACTGCTTTTTCTTGCAGCATTTTTTCGTGTTTTGCTAATACTTCCTCGACTGTTTCG